TCAAATCGAGGGCTGAAAAGAAATAATTCCTTTTGAGTTGAATTCGGTAGACAAATCAAATCCTTTTGTCCATTACGATAAAAATTATGCTTAACTAATTTAGCAGCATTTTGAGAGGAATTCCAAGTTCCTATTCCATCTTTGAAATCACTATTCTTAACAAGGTTAGGACCTCCTCCGCCATACTTCCCAACCTCAACCTGGAACAGCTGATTGGTCATAGCCATACGAGCGACCTTATCCGCAATTCCATTTTCAGTATTGCCCAAAATCCGCTCGTAAAGCTGACTGGTTTCTTTAACACGCTGGAAGTCAGTAGTCTCTACTTTTCGCGCTAGTTGATTGCTAACATTCGCGAATTGACTATCAGCATTTGCTTTGTTTGTAGCGACCTGAGTCTTTAAATTTGAAATCTGATTATCTGTGCCTTGTTTATTACTGTTTATCCGATTTGAAAGATTTGAAATCTGAGTAGTGGTTCCTTGCTCACTGCTTGTAAGTCTATTTGATAGACCGCTGATTTGACCGCCCACATCTTGCTTATAAGTAGTTATCTGACTTGAAATATCCGTGAACTTACCATCTACTGATTGACGATAGCTAGCGATTTGGCTAGCGATTTCTTTATTCGCACTAGTTTTAACAGCTTCAATCCTCTGATTGATGCCCTTAACATCTTCCTGATAAGTCGCTTTGCCTACATAATCCCTCGTTACCAGCTCACGTACAGCCGTTACTTGTTTAGCGCTCTCTTCTCGAGCATAGCGCTGTAGGGTTTCCTGTCTCTGACCATCTTTATTTACATAGTCCTGAATAGCTGATAAGTCGGTTCGCAATCCCTGAGCCGTTCGCTCAAAGATAGCTTTAGCTTCAGTGATAAGTCCATCAGTATCTTCAGGCGCAGGACTCCAGTCTGTCGCTACATTGCCTTTCTCAATCTTCACATCCCAGACGCTCTTGGTTGCTTCTTTGTGATAAGTGTTAACTCGTAGATGATAAATCCCTGTCGGCTTATTCCAAGTGATTTTCGTTCCTGTGGTACCTGTCTTGAGGTCCGATACAATTTGATAATTTCTGACATCCTTGTCCATAATCCAAAGAACTACGTTATCGGATTCCTTATTCCCGTCGTGATGAGCTGTAAAGGTCCCGTCTGTTTTAGCAGAAATAATGTATTCCTGTCCTTGCTCCATGTAGATAGACGTCTGTCCTACATACAGAATGGCGTTATCAAAATTAGCTGGCTTCCGATCTGGAAGAAAAGGCCCTTTTGAGCCTTTCAACAAGTTAGTTCCACCAACCCGTAAGTTTGAAAATTCTTCTCGCAATTTCCCCGCTTCAGTCATGACCAGAGTCTTATCTGCCTTATCCTTAGTTGCGTTCAGGATTTCCTGATGAATCGAGCCTGCCCGCACCTCAAATTCAGTCATGCTCAATTTCTGATCCAGCTTGTTCTGCGTGCTTGTTTCCAAACTCTTCACAGATTGCCGGATATTCTCAGCAGTCACATTTAGTGAGCTGATATCCGCTTTAGTTCTGAGACCTTCAGTCAGACTTCTCACCCCAGCATCGAGTGCATCAGCGCGCTGTCTGAAGTTAGATTCAACTGCTGAAATCTGACCTTCTATATCTTCAGGAGCTTCTGAATAAGAAGTATCTACATCGCTTATTTCGAACTTCGGCATCCAAATCCAAACGATTCCTTCTTGGTTGAAATTGAACAACCATTCATTTGTTGTGAATTTAGACTCATTCGTCCAACCTTTTGGAATATGGACAACATATCGTTTAATTTCTGTCGACAATGTCACATTTCCAGTTTTATAATTGATATTCCCTAATCGAGATCTTAGCATTATTCCATTTTTACTTGCCTTGGCATAAAAGCTGATGGTCACCTCTTGATTGGTCATGCTTCCAGGCGCTACTTTGCCATATTGGCCAGTAGCGGGATAAGTGATTTTAGGGTTGCCGCCGTCCTTGCCTGCTGGGTCTTGTCCAACGATTTTCAAAGCGTTGTACCCAAGGTACTTATTTTCGCTATCAATAGTAGCGGTGTAGATACTCGTAGTCCAAATACTAGTCTTTCTGATATCTTGCTTAAAAAGCGAGTTTAAAAAGAGATTTCGGCCAGAAGTTTGCACACTCGCAATCCGACTTCTCAATTCCTCCGCAGTTTGTACAACCTCCGACTTGCTTGCCTTACCATTGGCCAAGTTGGTCAGCTCTGACAGTCTACGAGTCGTCGTCTCCTCATACGTCGCTTGCGCTGATTTTATACCGAGCAACTCATTCCTTGTCTGGATAAGCGCTTCAACTTGCTTGGCAATCTCGGTTTCAACTTTCGCTTGTTTCGGTCGAATATCGTTTGCGAGTGTATTCTTCAGAACGTCCAAATCGCCCAACAAAGCCGTCTGAGCGCTCGTAGCCTGTCTCTTGAATTCTTCAAGTTTGGCAACAGAATCTAGACCAATCCGCTTGGCTTCCTGTGCAAGCAGGGTACTTGCGCCAGCGTTTCGTATGGCCTCTTCTGCTTTTCGTCTAGCTTCATTGATTGCTGCATTGTCGAACGACTGGAACTTCTTGTCGATTTCGCTTGAGATTTGACGTTTGATTTCTTCGGCTCTTTCCTTCGCACGTTGCAGTTCATTATCAAACTCTAGCTTATTAACACGAATTTTCTCGTCAAATTCCTTATTTTGACGGTCTACCTCGTTTGCAATAGCTTCCTCAATCAAACCCTCACTAAAACCACTTACTGCGTCTTTGATAGCTTGTTGACGAGTAGAACGGTCTTTGGCTTGGAGAGTTTGGTAATCGCCCAATTCAACGACTGAGCGGTTATCATCTAGCTTGTCGATGATTAGCTTGTGGATTCTAGCTTCAAAAGCTATTCCAATTTGGTCTCTTACAATTCCAACGCTATCACCAATCCAGATATCTTGCTCAATCGCATTGGCCAAATCCAAAAGATTGGCTTTGAATGTGACGATAGGAACAGATAAACGTTTCAATTCCTTGTAAGTTGCTTTTAACAACTCGACCGGGTCTTCAATATCTTCGTTCGTATAGACACCAAAGCGGTGCTTGATAACACCGTTTTGATGCAAGCCGTAGATGTTTCTAGCAGCCTCATTCGCTACATAATTCTGCCCTGCAGGCTTGTCGACAGGGTCGCCCTTTGATACAGACCAAACAACATCTTTAAACTGGATTCTACGACCATAACCGCCCGTAGCTTCTCCAGATTCGTTTGTGCTTTGTTCACCCTTACCGCGGCCGATAAGAGCTGTTACAACCTCGTCCGATGATTCTTCATAGGTTACGTTCAGGATGTTAGAACCATATTCAAATTGATGCCCTGTTTTGCGTCCAAAACGCTGATTTAGGTCAATGTATCGCCCGATTATCTTGTTTTCGACAAAGGTATATCTAATTTTGAACTCGCAAGCGTACGATTCAATCAATTTAACAAGTGCCTGTCTGACAGAAATATAGTAGAAAGACATATTGCCATTGATTGTCAAACCATCAACATTTCCTAGATGGTAGCCAGTGCCCTTCAAAATCTCTCTTAAAACATCACTGGCAGTTCCACCTGGTCGCTTATCCTCGATGATAAACGAATGTAAGTCGCTTTCCGCTCTGTCTATCCCCTGGATAGACAATCCCAGATCATAAGATTTTTCCGAAATCCTGAACAAACAAAAAGCCCTGTCTCGTGATTGAAATCCGAAAAATTGGGCTTCTTTTATTATGTTAGGCTTGTAATCTACAGGGATTTCAAAGCTCGCTCTATCAAATCGATTTAATTCAATCGTATGAGTGAAATCTGCAAGGCTCGCTTCATCGATGACATCAATCAATTCTTCTGTCTGATTAAATAAATAGATCATGCGAACACCTCTTTATACTCAACGCTATTCAATAGAGCGCCTACAACTTGAAATGTATTCACACCTTTTTGAAGTTTAAAATAGCGACTATTAACCATGTCAAAGTTCATCAACTCGTTTCTATCATTCAACTTGATTTCTCTCGTCTCACAATTAACCAGTAGATTTGAACCTTGAATGTAAGTAGACTTCAATCTGATATACTTCTGAGTTTCAAGATGTAAGATACGAATTTCAGAGCCTGCTTGCGTTGTTAGTCTCAAAATAGGCTCTGTTGGAAAGTCTCCATTGTAGGTTATCTTGTTTGTTGTCGCAGTTTTAGGCTCGGTATACTTGAACGGGTCGTGACAGATAAAATGCAACTTGATAACTGTATCATTAGCATCTTCCAGTTCTGGTTTTTTAACCTTTGAAAATATAGCTTTATAATGTCTCCCTGAATCATCACCAAACACTAATTTTTTAGCTTGACGGGAAAATAACAAGCGATTTAATCGTTCGTACTGTCTCCGCATGCCTAAATCAGTAAATCCTGTTAACTTGACCTGTATCTCTATCTCACGCTCTTTATAAGTCGCACCATACAGATATTGACCGTCTCGACCTTTAATAGTTGCAGTTTCATGATGAAAATCAAGGACATCCCGTCCTGTGGTATTGGCCACAAAGAACGTTCCGTCCTCATTGTTCATCTCTCGATTGAGGCTCACATCACCAAATCGAATTTCTAGGCCAGAGTTAAATGTTGGCGTGCCTCTGATTGTGTCGTTAAAAGTATACATTTAAAACACCATTAAAGGCTTTGAGCCTTCAATCTTATCCTTTCTTCTTTATTTTGGATGTTTGAAATGTCAGAAACAAAGGCTCTGAAATCATTTGAACCAAGAGCGAGGTTAATAATAGCTGGTTCTTTCGTCTGATTAACCTCATACGTTGCTGATAATGTACCAGAAACATTATTAGAGAAATCGCCCTGCAAAGCATTAGACATTGCTGAAACTCTAGAACCTGCATCGTCAAACATTGAACGAATTCCATCCGCCATTCCAGATACATTGCTTTTGACATCTTCAAAACCACCCATTAAAGCAGTATTAAAACCACCCATGATAGCTTGACCGGCTGGTATCAGCAATCTACGGTCATACGAGATAGGTCCTTTGTGTTCGGCAATCCAGCTAGCGATACCACCAACGAAATCAGTAACCGCACCCCACATTGATTTCAAACCACCAAGGAAGCCTTCCATGATAGCTTGGCCAGCACCACTCAAGTCAACGTCCCACAATCTATCAAAGAATCCTTTAACTGCATCAATTGCATTGCTAACTCCATTTTTCAATGAATCCAACACATTCATAAAACCATCTTTTAATGAATTAGCTACATTGATAACAGTGCCTTTGATATTGTTGATAGTATTTGAAATAAAATCTTTAATACCATTCCAGATCGTTGTTACAGTATTTTTAATTGTTCCCAGAACCGTACCAATAATAGTACTAATAGCATTGATTACTGTTGAGATAACAGACTTAATACCTTCCCAAACAGTCTGCGCTATACCTTTAATATTCTCCCAAGCACCGCTCCAGTCGCCTTTGATAATAGATGTAACTGTGTTGATAATACCTGCTATTACATTCAGTACCGTTGAAATGATTGTTGAAATGACTGTCCAAACAGTCTGAACGATTGTAGTAAACACAGTCCAAACCGCATTCCATACCTCTTGAACAATCTGCATCCCTGTCGTAATCACGTTTTGGATAACTTCGATAGCGCTTGTTATAAACTGCTGAATAGCGGTCCAAACCGTCTCAATGACCGGTTGAAGCATATTCCATGCAGTCGTTGCAACGTCTACGATACCATTCCAGATTGTAGACATGAACTCAGAGAAACCAGACCACAAATCTTTGATTGTTTCGACAATCGGCGTCAGAAACTCTACAAAGCCATTCCATGCAGCAGTAGAACCTTCTGTAATGATATTCCAAAGATTAGTGAAGAAATCAACTAGACTGTTCCAAGCGGTCTTAATAGCTTCAATGATTGGCATCACTACTTCAACAATACCATTCCAAACAGTTGTAGCCACTGAAACAATCCCGTCCCACAATGCTGAAAAGAAATTTTTTAAAGCATTCCAGACGTTCATCAAGCCTTCGACAATAGGACGAGCGCCTTCTAAGAAGCTATTCCAAACATCTGAAGCAAAAGATTTAATTCCTGACCAAAGATTAGAGAAGAACTCGGAAATAGTATTCCATACGGATTTAATAGCATCGATAACCGGTCGAGCCTTTTCTACGAAACTATTCCAAGCATTTGAAGCCGTTTCTTTGACGCTATTCCAAAGGCTAGAGAACCATTCAACAACACCATTCCAAGCGTTTTGAATACCTTGCCAAGCATTTGAAGCGACGTTAACAATGCCATCCCATAAGCCGATAAAGAAGTTTCTGAAGCCCTCGCTTTTATTCCAAAGAACAACGAACGCTGCACCGATTGCAACAATTGCAGCAATCACTAAACCTACAGGACCAAGGAATCCAACGATTGCAGTAATTGCCGGACCAATCCATCCGCCTATTTTACTGAAGATATTCAGACCGCCTACTGCAACCTTAGCAAGCGTAGATGTTTCAGACATGAAATACAAGGCTGAACTAGCAGCCTTAGAACCTCTGGCGATGCCAAATAAGGCTTTTCCTACATTCCCAGCGTTAACCATTCCACCAAAAACGTATTTAGTCGCACTTACTGCACCTCTAAGCCCGATTAAGGCATCCGCCGCTAATTTCGTTGTTCTTTGCGCAGTCTTAAATGCAAGAAACGCAGACGCTATCGCTCTTATCTGATCAGGGCTTAGACTTTGAACTACTTTAGCAAACGACTGGATAGCTTGAGATGCTATACTCAATCCTTTACCAATCTTTTCACCAAAAGAAGCCATGTCGCCACCGGAAAGAGCTGATGCTACTTTCTTAATAGCTTCCCAAACTTCGCTCAATGCCTTCTTGAAGTCAGCAATTGCGCTTGTATTTGAGAAACCTTGCCAAAATTCCTTGATTTTAGCAACAGATGTACTCACGAATGACGCTATTTTCTCAACAATTGCATTAAAATCAATCTTGTTTAGAACCTCTTCAAGACCCGTCGCTAACTTCTTAAAATCAATCTTATCAAGCTGATTCATAATTGCTTCAAGAGCCTTGATACCTGCTTTAGACAACGCGTCAAAAGCTGGCTTGAGTTTATTCGCTAACGTTTCTTTCAAACCGTCTAACGCTTGGTCAATCGTCTTGTAACTTGTAGCCATGCCCTGCATAGACATCCCTGCACGTTTAAACGCTTCAGCGAAATCTTCGGTTTTAATCTGTCCGTCTTGGATTTTGGTAATCAGTTCATTGAGTGACAATCCCATTTCTTTGGCTACTGCACTCATACCTGCTGGTGCCTGTTCCATCATGATACGGAAGTCTTGCCAAGTGATTTTCGGCTTAGCTAGAGCTTGTACCATTTGTTGTGACAAGGATTTCATCGCTTGCTTAGGATTTTCCGCGGATGCGGCAAGACCACCCATAGCCTCAACTAACTGGCCACTATCCTCACGACCGATTGCAGCCATCTGTGAGAATGTACTTGCCATATCTGAAGCTGAGTAGATAGTCTTGGTAGCGTAGTCCTGCATGGCCTCTTTAGCTTGGTTGATTTGGTCTTTGCCCCAACCTAGCTTACTAAGGTTTCCGTCAAACGTGTCCCATGCTTTCTTGGAACTATTCAACTCTCCGACCATTTCACCTAAAGAGCCTTTAATGCTGCCAACTGCTGAACCAATTGCTGAACTAACCAAGTTAGCACCCAACATCGATTTAAACATTGAACCACTCTTTTGTGAAATCGTATCAAATGCGGATGATGTTTTTTGAAGTCCGTTGATTGCCTTCTGTAAACCGTTCAAAGTAGAACTCATTCCTTTGTCAACCGCAGTTAGTACCGCTTCGACTGAATAAGTTTCTGCCATTATATACCTCCTTTCGTTACATATTTGCTCTCAGTAAGAGTTGTTTTTCTTTATCTGAAAGTTGATACTTATGTTTCGTAGTATCTTTTTTTTTGTAAAAATCACTGTATTTTCTATACAAAGGAGTTTTACCGTCCGATTTAGTAGCTTCTACTTGTCTAGACAGCCAAGCAGACCGATGTAAGAGTTCATCTTCATCTTGCTTTCTCAATAACACCCCAGTCATTAACAAATCATACTCATACATTGTCATACGACCAATCTCGTTCATGTCTGTGATATTCAGAAATCGGACACAATTTATAATGATTTCCTCAAACGTTTCAAGAGATGATTTCTCAACTATTTCTTGAGACCTTGGTTCATCTCCGACATCAAAGGCTTACCCGCATTTGACTCACTCAATTCTTTAAGTACATCATCAAACAATTGCTCTAAATCTTCATGCTCTTCAACGAATGTTTCAACATCAACCAAAGATGGTCGTGGGCTTTCTGTGACTGTGCCGTGGTAGATGATATCAGCTAATGAAGCAATGTTTTTAGCGTACAACTCAGGAATTTTAGCAGATAGAGCCATACCGAATTTCAAGCCTTGTCGTTCGATTGGATAAGCTTTATCAAGCGAACGAACGAATTTAACGCCAAATTTCACATTGTGAGTTTTACCATTGATTACTAATTGCATTGTTGTTTCTCCTTTTTTCTAAAAAATTCAATAAAAAAGAGAGGTATGAACCTCTCTTAATTTCTACCCGCCGATACCAGGTACTCCAGAAACTGAAGTTACAGGACTTGCTGAACTAGATGTTGTTTTAGTAGTATCAGCAAACTCATACTGAACCACTTCCGCTTGGCTAGCATTAAGAGTAGCATATCCCTTGACACCAGTACCATTTACTGCGATTTCAAGTTCCAACTCTATCAAATCTTCAGCATTCTTAGTTTTCTTGAATGATGTCAAGTAACCTTGATAGTACACTGATTCGTATTTGTCACCTTGTTTCTTGGCATTTTTCTCAATTTCCCAAACTTCGACAAGTTCACCCTTATCCATAGCTTTTTCAAGTTTTTCAACCAACTCATCATCTTCTGCCATGATAGTTGTAGCAGTGATAGAAACCTCAATACCACCAACAGATTGAAGAACACCGTCTTTAGTTTTGACTGAGTTAGCGTCACGGCTCTTCTCAGATGAGTGTTCAGTCTGGAATGCTAATTTAGCACCGTCTGATTTACTTGCTTCGCTCAACAAACGGAACAATAGAATACTGTCAATCCCTTTTTTTGCAATTGGCATTTTTTATCCTCTTTCTTTTATAAAATTGTAAATACTAAACGAACACGACCACGTTTCAGCGGTTCGACTGTCGTGTTATCGTCAAAAAGCGATATTGTAGACTGCGAGATATTTAAAGCTAGATGATAGCCATCTGCCTCACTAATCTTCATCGCTTCAGCTAAGATACTCGAACACATATCTGATACTTGTTTGCGTTTTTTACGGGTACTCCACACCGACAAAACCAACTCTACAGTACCTTTCACGTCCGTTTTATTTGGAACGAGATTCGTCGTCGTGTCCTCGAATTCAACAAACGGATAAGGTACGTTATCGTCTGGCTTGTAATCGTATGTTTTGTAACCCAAAAAAAGACAACGTTTAAATACGCTGTCAAAAACTGCTTGCTCTCTTGATTTCATTTAACCAACCTTTCTAAATCATTTTTAAAAAGTTTTTTCTGATCATCAAAAGCTGGCTTGATAAACGGCTGTGCGCTCATTTTGCGAGTTCCTAACTCAACGTATGCAGCATAATCAGTTCCAGGCGCTACTCGATACTTAAACCTATCTATCTTGCTACTGTTGACAGAGATAGAGCGTTTAGTCGCTCCTGTTGGTTTGACAAATCTCCTATTTTGACCTCTACCTTCATAGTGACCTCTGAACTTGGAAGCATTGGTAACTGCTTTTTTCTGCATTTCAGTACCATTTTTTTCAATGATACGCTCCACTTCTTCCATCTTAGCCACTCTTTGAAGTTTAGCTTGAAGTTTATCAAGACCTTTTAGTTCAAATCGTAAACTACCCAATAGAGTTGTCCTTCTCTAAGTAGAATACTCTTCCAGACTGTTTGTCTGCCCTGCATTTATAGCGTTCTTTTCGATAAATGAGATAAGTGAATGCGATTTTAGGTGCATTTTGGAAATAAACCACTTTTGAACCTCGTTTATATTCACCAAAAACTGCGACTTGCTTGTCGATACCCAAATCCATAACATGAACTGGAACAATCAACACTTTATCTTCGCTAGAAGTATATTCGCCAGTTTCAGGATCATACTCTTCTTGCTTCTTAGTGATAATCTCCACTCTATCGTTATATCTCATAGCATCTTAAACCCCGCATTAAAAGTTTTTGAACAAACACGCTTAATCACACTATCGTATTCTTTGAAATCATCAGAGTTAAATGTCATAGACGTGCCTTCCAAGGAATGATTACTCATCCCTTCGGCACCTATCCTATTAAATCGTTTAATAATGACCTCGGTAATGATATACTCAAGGCCTTCTGGGACATCATCCACGCCTGCGTAGGCTAAAAAATTATCAGTTGTCAACATTGCTATAGTTGTGAGCAACTTATCTTGAAGATTATCCTCAATCCCTAACAATATCTTTGCTTGAGTGATATTTGCCATGTTATCCCTCCAATACTACAACAAGGTCCTCTTTGTTTAACGTTGAATAACCTTCAATATTGCGCTCTCTGGCAATATCTTTTAAATCTTTAACCGTTAACTCGCTATAATTGATAACTTCAGTTTCAGCAGGCTTTTTAGGATGATGTCGTCGCAACATCATACCCATTAAGCACCTCCGAACTTAACAACTCGTGTAGGGTCGTACAAGTAAACTCCGTAGTGTTCGTCACCTGTGATGACAGTAGTTTTCTTAATGATGTCACGGTCTGTTTCGATATCCACGTTACGCTTCATCATGATAACAAAAGCTCCGTATTTGTTTACATCATCTGTCTGAGTTTGACTAGAAGACACCTTGACAAGGAAACCTTTGCCTTCATCAACTTTTTTAGAACGGACGATTTGCACACCAGCAGCTTCACCAAACGTTCCAGAAACAACCATATTCGCTCCAAGTTCTGAACCTTTAATCCATTCTTTCGCTACTGCTGTTTTTAGCTTAGTAGCATCTTTGGGGTTGACGATAGCAACATATTTTGCATCTTCTTCATCCTCAAAAATATCAAGAGCTTTATCAACTGCCTCAATAGTAGTAGGAGCTTCATCAATGTGTTGAGTTGCAGTTTTTGCTACTGCGACCAAATCGTTATCAATCTTATTAGCAATAGCCAAGCCGAGCTGGTAAACCGCTTGTCCTAGTGGGTCACCTAGACCTGACAAAAGAGCCTCATCGGTAATTTCATAACCTTTAGCAGCCTTTTTGACAGTCATTTCTGTTTCTTTTGTTGTTAGTTGGTCTAGAGTGATAGCTTCACCTTCAGCTACATCTGCCGCATCTCCTGCATACTGCCATGATGGAACTTTTATAGTATTACCTGGTCGTCCTTCTAGTTCATCTTCTACATATGCTAGTGGAGTGAATTTAATCAATTTTGGTAGTTTAGCCGATACCATGTCAGCCATCACTTCAGGGTTAATCATCTGTGCAAGTTTAGTTTGTGTCATTGTCTATTATCCTTTCAATTTATGATAAAGTTCTGGGTTATTTTGAAGTAGTTCGTTTCTACTTTGATAACCCATTCTGTTAAATTGTTCTTTGGTAATCTCACCAGCAGAAGTGTCTTCCATCTTCTTCGGTGTCTTACCTTTTAGTTTCTCACCGACTTTCTTATCGGCTAAGTCATTCACCAAAGCCACAAAGCTTTCTACAGCCTCCTGCGTGCTCTCTGCTGTATCTTTAACGACAAGACCTAGGATTTTATCATCAACTGCAATACCGCCCTCAGAAAGCATTTTAGAGGCTTCTCGCTCTAGTCCGCTACGATTGATTTTAGCTTCAAGTTCAGCAATGTATGCTTTTTGTTTTTCCTGCTCATACTCTGCTTTCTGGGTTTCGTTCATCTGACGTAGCTTTTCGGCTTCATCCATCTTAGCTTGATACTCTTTCTCAGCAGAGCGCTTGGCCTTCGCTTTCTCTTTCTGAATGATTTCATCAAGCTGAGATTGTGTGAATGTTTTCTCTGTAGATTCCACCTCTTGTTGAGTGTCGACTTGCTCTTCTTTTGGTTCTTCTACAGTTATTTTTTGTTCTTCTGCCATTTTAGGCCCTCCTTTTAAGTCCGAGTGGACTGATATCCTTGGCTTTTAACGTCGTCAAAGTTCGGACAATAGAAAAACCGCCTCGATTTCGATGCGGTTAGATTTTATCAAAAAAAGCATCTATGCTTGTACATAGATGCTAATTAGAGCAGTGGGCGGTGTGTCTGTCCCGCCATCTCTTCTACCTCATGGGTGCGTAGGAACACTAAATCTCTACTTCACCACTTCTAATTGCTCTAATTATAACATATCATCTCGTTTAAGTAAAGCAGTGTTCTTTTTTAAAGCGTTCTTTCCAATCTTCCATGTCTTTATTCCTTTCTGAGTACAAAAAAAGCACTAAACGATTGTTCAGTGCACAGATAGGCAGGACTGTCGGGGCTCCTGCATTTCTCGACCCACTATAAGTGGCGCGTTGGTGACAGATTCTCAACCTCTATCTTTACCAAGAGTATAGCATTATTTTCCCTTTTTGTAAAGCGTCGACATATTTTTTTCATTCTTTTTAACTTGACGAATCCCCACCTTGTTAAAGTGAATGACTAGCATTTCATCTCGTGGCACCATCACTTCCATGATAATACCTCAACACTTTATCCAAAACCGTAAGAAAATTTATCTGGCAACTCTTTACCCAGCTTAATACTTTTAGTTAAAGTATCTTTTACAAACGAAGCGAATTGTCCTAAATCATCTCCTGTGTAGCTATATTTTAAAGTTGTTTTATCAACTGTTGCGATACCTTGGCATTCTCCACTAACGGCAGAATATTGTCTCATAGCAGTACCATCTTCTATTTTACGCATAGTAATAATTTGTTTATCGATCTTCGCCATTTTCGCTTGCCTCCTGATAATTAAATTTTAGGTTAGCTCTTTTATGAGCTTCGTCATAATCCATTTTTAACTGATTCATGTAGTATGATTCAAGGCTTTCGTGCTGTAGCATCAATATATCGTATTCCTTTGGATTACCCAAGTACAATCTTTGAAAACTTTGAGCCATGTCATAGTGCGGATAAAAGTTCATCATCCTCTCTTCAAAAGCTTCAAAATCCCACAACAAATACTGGTTATCCAAAATATGTTGGCTCTTTGTCAACTGTAGTGGGTTGAAGAAAAGCTAAGATCTAGAAAGGACGAAATTTGTCCTTTCTTTTTTGATATTGAGAGCGATAAAAATTCGTTTTTTGAAGTTTTCAAAGTTCCGAAATCCAAAGGCATTTCGTTTGATAAGTTTAACGAGATTATTGGTCGCTTCCAATTTGGCGTTGGAATAGGGTAGTTGAAGGGCGTTGACAATCTTCTCTTTATCCTTTAGAAAGGTTTTAAAGACAGTCTGAAAAAGAGGATGAACCTGCTTTATATTGTCCTCAATAAGTCCGAAGAATTTTTCAGGTTTCTTATTCTGAAAGTGAAAAAGCAAGAGTTGATAGAGATTGTAGTGGTGTTTCAACTCTTCTGAATAGCTCAAAATCTTGTCTAGAATCTCTTTATTCGTTAAGTGCATACGAAAAGTAGGGCGATAAAATCGTTTATCACTTAGTTTACGACTATCCTGTTGAATGAGTTTCCAGTAGCGTTTGATGGCCTTGTATTCATGGGATTTTCGCTCAAATTGATTCATGATTTGGACACGGACACGACTCATAGCACGGCTTAGATGTTGGACAATGTGAAAGCGGTCAAGAACGATTTTAGCGTTAGGAAAAAGTTTACTGGCAATATCGTAGTAAGGGCTAAACATATCCATCGTAATGACTTTCACCTGACAACGAACAGCTCGCTCGTAGCGCAGAAAGTGATTTCGGATGATAGCCTGTGTTCTGCCTTCAAGAACAGTGATGATGTTGAGATTATCAAAATCTTGTGCAATGAAACTCATCTTGCCCTTAGTGAAGGCATACTCGTCCCAGGACATAATCTCAGGAAGACGAGAAAAATCATGCTTAAAGTGGAAATCATTGAGCTTTCGAATGACAGTTGAAGTTGAAATGGAAAGCTGATGGGCAATATCGGTCATAGAAGTCTTTTCAATTAACTTTTGCGCAATCTTTTGGTTGATAATACGAGGAATTTGATGATTCTTCTTGATGAGTGAGGTCTCGGCGACCATCACTTTCGAGCAATGATAGCACTTGAAACGACGCTTTTTCAGAAGAATTCTAGTAGGCATACCAGTCGTTTTGAGGTAAGGAATATTAGACGGCTTTTGAAAGTCATATTTTTTCATTTGACTTCCACAATAAGGACAAGATGGAGCATCGTAGTCTAGTTTGGCGATGATTTCTTTGTGTGTATCCCTATTGATGATATCCATAAATTGGATATTAGGGTCTTTGATATCGAGTAGTTTTGTGATAAAATGTAATTGTTCCATATGATTCTTTCTAATGAGTTGTTTGATCGCTTTTCATTATAGGTCTTATGGGACTTTTTTTCTACACAAAATAGGCTCCATAATATCCATAGGGGGTTACCCACTACAAATATTATAGAGCCAATATGTTCCAATGCTTTTGATACTGTAGAATGAGGAAGGTTACTACTTTTCACCATTTTTTCTACAACATCTGCACGATTAGAATTTTTCAGTTGCTCATAGTATTTTATCGCAAAATCACTTTTTTTGCTTTTCTACATCTCCACGAGCCTCACTTATTGAACCACTAGAGACTAAAGAGTCCAACTTATCCATACCCCGATTATACACCTTTTCCCCGTCTTTCGCAACATACTTGCTAGATTGGTTTTTATTATTCATATCAGCATGTAAAAACTCTTCATCTCTACCTGAGTGCTTTGTACCTTTCCTGAAAACAGGCACTGTCGTACACCGACAATTCGGATGAAATGGTGGTGCGTTTAAAGCTGGAACTAAGTCAGATACTTTTGCAGTCTTGCCGTTAAATGGTTGGCAGATTTTACACGCTTTTAATTCAGTCATGACTTCGAACCATTCAACGCCATTTGCCTCATAGTTAGCTTTCTGTGCCTCTGAATACACTCTGGCCGATTCTGTCACCGCTAACCGTCTAGCGTAGCCATAAGAAACATCGAACTCTTTACGCAGCTGATTGATTAAAAGATTTGTGCCTTTCCCTCTCAAAACAGTGTCGGCAACACCTTTTTTGACGATTTCTCGCAATTCATTCTGTCTTGTCCAATGTCTGCCTGGCCAAGTAGCGCCATTAAAATTAGCGTATACAATCGTGTCTGTTGACACTTTTGAAGCTTCAAAACTCCCGAGTGTCATATTCAAAACACCAGCTGAAAACAAATTCTCTCGTCTAATTGATTCAGTCAAGTGCTTATCAATGATTTCAAACTCATTCAAAGCCAAATCATATTGATGTAGCTTGATATTCGCTTGCAAAACTTCAAGACGACTTGTCTTCATCTTCAAGTTATACAATCTCATCAAGTCGTTTTCTGCCTTCGTAAAATCCTCGCTCGTTACTTTCTGGCCACGCTGTCTTAAACGATTAGCACGTTCAACTAACTGCCTAGCCTTAAACTCAACATTGACCATATCGAGCCTATCTGCTCGTTGTTTAGCTTCTAGCTTCGTGATACCCTCTTTATCAGCATATCTTTGCCAAAAGCTATCAATTTCCTTTTGAATATCATTAGCGTGTTGTTGATAGACACCGTGCAGTTGATAAGCTACTCTCTTATCTGCTAGTTCCCTAGCCTTTTCTTCAGCTCGGTACCTATCTTCCCAATACTTACTGGTCAACATCTGCTATAACTTTCTGGCTTTCATCTATTTCAGCGTCTGAGTAGATTTTTTGTTTTTCCAAACGAGTCTCAAGGTCGCCCATGGCTTCCTCTTCTTTCTCCATTCTTTCGATTTCCGTCTTTGGATCATCGATAATAGACAAAACAGATAGCTTGGTTTCTTCAGATACCTGACCAGATAACTGTCCGACAATCTGCGCTTCTTCAAGAATGTTTCTTGGTACGTTTCTAGTGAATGTATAAGTCAAACCAGACCATGCATCCTCGTATACAGTAGTCAAAGGCACGCTGAACACAATCTGATACAAGCGATTGAATGCAGATTGTAGCTTTCTGTCTTTCATGCGTGCCAAGTTGTCCATCGCCTGCAATTTAAAAGCAAGAGCAGTACCAGATGAATTTCCAAATTCTGCTTCAGACATATTAGCAACCATAGAAATAGCAAAAATAGACTCTTTCAACAAGCTTATAAGATTCTCTTGAGTCGTGTCTGAACTTGGCTTCTCAAGGAAATTGACTTCAGGCAAAGGTCCGTCACCGTTTTTCCAAAGATTGAAAATCCTATTCTCTCTAATTTGACTTGCATCTTCATCTTGTAGTTCAACACCCAGAACTTTCAAATAAGCGTCTGCGAAATAATCCACATCATTCGCTTTCTCACTTGCAGCCTTATTTAAAGCATTAATTAAGGTCTTTACGCTTTCAAAAATACTTTGTCGTTCTTCATTCTCAATCAATTCAACAACTGGAATAGAACTATAGATGTGCTGAGTACGCTCACCAAATCTTACGGATCCACCAGTTGAAAAAGTAGCGTCAATTATTTCATCATTCGTGATAACCTGACCAATACCAGTGTTGTTATTCTCGTTGAAAGTATATCTAACTGCGAATAACGGGCGTTCTTCAATGCTGTTATCATGGACGATGAACATATTGATTGGACTGTTGTAAGTCGCTCTGGTCTGCTTGTATTCGTCTTGATAAACATAGATAAACGCATGACCGAAAATACTTGAAATCTTAGCAAGTTCAAACTCTGAATCTTCCATGTCGTTAATTTTACGAAAATCAGCAACAAACTTGTTCACATTTTCATCTTCGTGCTTGATTTTAACAGGAACACCGATTTGATATCCTGTAAACGTATCGACAATGTACTTGGCGTAATTAAAAACCAGACGATTATCTGGCTTCCAACTATCTTTTTTAATCATCTTCAAGACTTCATGTTGCGAGAGATACATATCCTCACTCTCAACATAGTTCTTGACTAACTTGCTCATGTGAAGCCTAATCGCTTCAGTAACGACTTCTTCAGCCACTTCATCACTTGTTGTCGTTATGACTTTTCGTTTATTAACAAAAACTTTTGCCAATTTTAAAAGCCTCCTTTGAATAGTTTGATTTTAGGTTGACTGCCATCGATACATTGAAGGCTATATCTTAAAGCGTCCATCAAGTGGTTGTTTTTATCCTCTGGTTTATTCAACCAATTGCCTTCTTTATCTCGCTGGTAGCAATAACTGTAAAATTCATCCATGATGTTTTTACAGCTTGGATGCACATAAATAGCGTATCCTTGCAATTTGGACACGCCTGCCATAATACTATCTTTACCTTTGCGGCTCTTAAATATCCGTGGTATGTCATGCTCTGACCTCAGTTCCTCAATCAATCTGGATTCTGAACAGTCAGCTATAATATGAGAACGTTGATAACCTTTATCTTTTATCATTTTTGCAACTTCTCGTGTTATCAAACCAATCTGATAAGATTCATCAAAAATATAAATCTCTTTCGTCGTATCATTTATGAGTGAGCAACACAAAGCAGTTGGATCGTGAGTAAAACCGAAGTCAAGACCGATACATAATTTATTAGCTGAATCTCGTAGTAATTCATCCTTATCGAAATCCTTGACAGTCACGTTCTCGTAGATTAAACCTTCTGCAACTCCCCACTCACCGTCACAGACGATTCTTGCACGCCTTGGATTCGTATGATACAAATCTTCATAACGCT